GTCTTTAACACTCACAATTTTGGCCCAGATAAGCCGACAGGACGCTTCATCTTCTTTGATTTGGATGTAATCATTCAGAATGATATTACACCACTCCTAACTTACAATACAGAACAACCAACAAAGATGAGGTCTTGGTGGCAAGACCCTAAACCCATGCAGACCAGACAGTTTAAACTGGCACATGGTGCGTACACAAATGGAAGTTGTCAAGTATGGAGTGATGACCAATGTGAACCTATATGGGAAGATGTTTTAGAGAATCAAGAAAAGATATGGTTTACATATACGGACGGAACCGATAACTATCACTCATGGAGATGGGGAGAGTATGGTGCTAAACTATGGGATTACTTTCCATCACATATGGCATACTCATATAATCGTGGTCGTTCATGGGAAGAAGATGATTTGAATGTGGGTATCTACAGACCCAATTGTATTTTGTGTGTATTTAATGTAGACTTATTACCGTTTGAGGATGAGAGTAGAGGGCATACCAAACAGGACGAACTCGCAGACCCCAAACTATTAGAACATTGGAGGTAAAAATGAAAAAATTATGGAAGCTATGGGCAATGTCTTTAGGTGAAAAAGCCTCAGACAATTCAAAAGAGGCAGATGCAGTTGCAGTAATGAGAACCATAGTTGTCTTGGTAAACTTCTTCACCTGTTTCTTTATTATATCTGGAGTATTAAGACATTGGTAGGATATATGGCAATGATGAGTCCCAACTGGTTCATAGCAGAAGAACAGATATCAAAACATAACTGTATATGGGCGGGTGAAGTAAATCAAGAAACCTTGGAGTATTATCGAAACTTTGTCGGTGATACTTCAAACAATTATAATTTAGCAGGACATCTGGAAAGACAAATAAGAATAGAGGATATGCCCGAATCTGTAAAAGAAGATATTATGAAAAACTTTTATAGACCAGAAATAGAAAGATATATGAAGACACAAAAGGATACAAGTCATCCTTTATTACCTATAGGGTTGGAAAGTGTGTGGATAAACTATCAAAAGAAACACGAGTTTAATCCCATGCACAACCATGGCGGATTGTTTTCATTTGTAATTTTTATTAATGTGCCATATGACTTAGAAGAAGAAGATAAATTCTTCCCAGAAAAGAAAGACCCAAAGACATCAAGACTTTGTTTTGTTATGAACTCCCCAATGGGCGTTCCAGAAGAAGTGGCGATACCAGTTGATAAGGGGTTTGAAGGAAAGATGCTTTTGTTTGACGCGAAACTACCACATATGGTTTATCCTTTTTATACTTCAGATGAAGAAAGGATTACCGCGTCTGGTAATGTAGTTTATGTGAGGGAAGGATTTTGAACATATACACAGTAAAATGGGGCGACAAGTATAATCATCAACATGTCAATAATGTGTATGAGGCGTGTAAAGAATTTTATACACCGCCGGATGGACACTTTGATTTCTTCTGCCTAACAGAAAATCCAAAAGGATTAGATAAGAACATTACGCCACTCGCATTGCCGGGCGGAAACAAACTGGAGAAGTGGTGGAACAAGATGTATCTCTTTGATAGTAATATCGTCACACAGAAAGGTGAAAAGATGTTCTTTGATATTGATACTATCATTCAGAAAGATGTAACTCCTATCGCAAACTATGACCCAGAGGATTGTCTTTGTTTCGTAAAGACATACTGGCACGATTTAGAAACTCAATTCAAAAACACTCGGCACATTCCGCATAAATATACAGATCTAAACTCTTCGGTTCTGAGATGGAATGATAACTTAAACACAGAAGAGATTACAGAATACTTTAATAAATATCAGAAACAAATACTATGGTACTATCGTGGTCTTGACAACTTCTTTTATAACAGAAGAATAACCAAAATCAAATTGTTTCCTATAGGTTGGGTATATAGTTTTAACCAAGGCTATGTATTCCCACACGATATAGATAAACACACATACCGCGAACTACCTTATGTTTGTATTTTTGACTCAATGGGAAAAGGTGAAGATGTTAAATTTTAATTTTTTAAATAACTTTAAATACTGGGGCGAGGCGTTACATGTTATAGAAAACAAAATGCCTCATAAACTTGTAGACTTTAGGCAGTCTCTACAAGAAAATAATATGGATGCTTCAATCTGGTTGGTTGAAGAATTGAAAGAATACTTGGAAGAATATTATACTAAACAGGGGAATCTTAGAATATTAATTCTTAATTCTTGGTTGGGTCTTCCTATGGTTCCACTTCTGTGTGAGAATCTAGATGTCTCTCAAATTCATTTAGTTGACATGGATGAGGAAAGTATCAATCTTTCCAAATCATTTCATAAGTATTATGCCCAAGAGAAGTTTGTAAACATTCGTCATTGGAATCTAGACATACCATTTGAGTTTGAGAATCTAAACAAGATTGATGTTGATGTAGTAATCTGTATTCACACAGAACAAATGTACCCTCTAACAGAACTAGTGGGTAAGAATCCCAATGCCGTGTACGCAATGCAGAACTCTAATGTAGTTGAAGAGATGTATGGTATTAACTGTGTGAACTCAATCGAGGCACTAAAAGAACAGATAGGAATAGAAGAGTGCGGATATGAAGGAACCAAACAACAAATATATTATTCTTGGGATGGTAAGAAGGAGTTTGATAGATTTATGGTCATAGGTCAAAGGGAAGGGTTCTTTTAACAAGAGATATCCTCTACCATATCTTCCCACAAATCTTTATCTGGAATAACAAATCCAAATGTTTGACGCGGGCCTCTACTACCAGCAGTATGCCAATATGGGTTTTCATCTTTACCCCCATAATATCCTATCTTGACATTCCATCCTATTGGGTCATGGATAGTTACAACTTTCCCATCCTCAACATGTTTGAAGAAACCAACTCCATCACTATGAGACATTAAAATATTATAGCCGGGACAATCCCAGTTATTGTGCCATGACATAAAACCACCAGCAGGATAGTAAACATGTACCGCGTTAAACTTTGCACACAACCACGCGGATAAATCCCTACAAACTTCTAAAGACTTCTGTCTAATCTCCTTGGGTACTTTATGAGTCAGATGAAAATCACATACCTTAGCATACTCTGGTGGGCCTTTGTGGTCATCACCCTTTGATTGTACTTCCCTAAGATACTCCTCTGAACAATAGTAATCCATATCCCTGTTACCAAATCTTCTTTCGTCCATAGGTAAAGGTTCTTTATCATGGTCATTGAAGAAGTCCATCCAACCATCTAGGATTTCTAATAGTTCTGGGTTTATTTTTTCTATCGTTTTCATTTTAACTGAAAGGATTCTTTCTCTTTGTATACTCTATCTAAAGTATAGTGTGTTATGACAGTATCCATTCCCGCCAACTCTTCTGGTCTTTGTCCCATACAGAAATTCCATCTAGCATCTGGCCATGGAAACTCACCTACCTGTACAGAATTACCAAACATTGTTTTATTTAAAAGATACCACATACTGAATGTATCCCATTTACGAACTTCGTCTGGATATGGAGATGGGTCATAATCTGGTTTTATTTGTTCACAGTATTGAGTAAACCAATTAGACATTAGCGCTCTCATTAAGTCATTATTTTTATAAACAAAAATACCACAATGATATATCATTTCTTCCGTATCACTAAGTTTTGTTATCTTCGCGTTATACGGTCTGTTTCTAGTAAATATTATATCATTATCTTTTAAGAAAGTAAAGACTCTTTTTATATCTTCGTGTTGGATGTATGTGTCACAATCGATATACATCGTTTTATCATATGGTGTTTTATCCAGCGCCCAGAGTTTTGCCCTCACATGGTCATCGCAAGAGAACACATTATCAAACAAAGTCTTGTCGTATGTTCCATCCCACCTATCTTCTGTGAATAAAGTTATCTTTGCTTTGGGGTGGAATTCTAATAATGACTCAGCGGATTGACATGCGGCTTTTAAGTATCTTTCATCACGAGAAGCTACATAAAGATATCCGTTCATTACGGTTCCGTTGGTATGTCTGGAGCAAGCTCTGGATGTGTACCATCTGGTTTAAACATATTTGGAGAGGTGTACAATGCTTCTTGTTGAATTAATATAGTAACCCATGCTTGTACTTCTAATTGAGTCTTTGCCTTACGAATTAACTTTTTGATTTCTTTGTTTTGTGAATTTTTGATTGCTTCAATCTCAAAGGCTTCTAGTTTCATATTGAACAATGCTTCTTGCATTATTCTATTTTTATGAACTTCGCGTTGTTCTGCGTCTTTTTCTTCTTGTTCTAAGACAACATCTTTGTGAGTCTCGGTGTTCTCATCGATTTCTTCTTCGGTGAACATCTCCATGACGGCATCAAAGTCTTTATTAACAAGACCTTCTTCGATATTACCAACATTGATTTGAGATGGTCGATAACTTTGTCCAACCAAAATCTCGCAGAATAACGAGCGGTTTTCTTTATCTATCCATCGGGGGTTGCGATACTTCGCAATTTCTTCGGTCATAATATTTCCTCATGATTAAAAAATTGGTAGGACTATTATATCCTACCTCACTATTTATGTCAAGTCTTAAGCGGTTCTTATGAACAACTGTTTTGTTTCTTGTGTGGAACTTGATGATTGTACGGTGTTACCAGCATAGTACCCAGTATATGTACCAGAGTATGAACCAGCGTATGCACCATTTAAGAATCCAGCAAAGAATCGGTCATAGTACCCAGTATATGACCCTGTGTAGTCTCCAGCATAGTTTTGTGATGTTACATCTTTCAATTGGTCAGTCATCGTTGACCCCATCTGTACCCATGTTCCAGTAGCAGATGGCGCACCAGTTTGAAGTAGATATTTTCCTACTCCACCAGCAATAATTCTGTTTCTAAATGCAGGCACTAATGTCTGTAAGTTTGCACTTGTCATTTCATTTGGTTGACCTTCGTCACCAGCTTTTAGCAATATGTTTGAGTCTGTTCCAGCAGCAGTAGTTGGTGCAGTTTTTTGATAAAGATAATATGATACATCTGTTCCGTCAACTTGTGTTTCTGTGATTGTGTATCTTGAAGTCCATGTTCCACCAGCGGGTGAAGATGTACCAATTTTATATTGTCCGACTGTATTCGCGTCTTCAGCAGCCATTGCGGTTATAACTAGGTCTAATACTTCTGTATCTAATTCAGTATCGGTTGCTTGTTCTACAGCGGTTCCTGTCCACCTAAGAGGATTGATTTGTCCACTTTCAGACACAGCAGCAACTGGTTGATTGAATCGGAAGACAGTATCGGTAGTACTTCCACCAGAAGGGTGAGCTCCTACAGCATCAGTTCTCTCTCTGTTTGTAAATGTCCCAATTTCATCAGCACCAGCGGAACCACCTGTAACAACATTGAGCTCAGCAGTACCCGAACCATCTGTATCGGTAGCAAATTTTAAAGTAATTACTCCTGCTACTTGGTCTTTAATTTCAGTAGCCGACATCTCACGGAGACCTTGAAGTCCCCCAACGGGAGTCGGATACGATCCTGCTTTAAGTGTTACTGGCCCTGCCATTCAAGTTCTCCTTAGTTGAGCAACGAACCAGATGAA